CCACGTATTAAAAGAGTCACTGTCACTGTGAATGATAGCTGTAGTATTAGTAGCGTCTTTGATTCTCAACTTTAATGTCGGTGTAGGGTAATCCCCGTCACTGTTTCTCCAATATGAAAAATCAATAATTATTCTACTTACACGTGCTTCTTCCCCATAGTCAGCGCTAAATGGAGACAAACGCAAAGCGCTTGAGCCAATGTCCCCCACGGTAATGCTTACACCGCCTATACTTTTACTTGGGTCTGTTTTACTAGAAAAAACATCATCGTCTCGTGATGGTCTGTTAAGTATAATGTCTCTAGTTAGTAGAGATATGTCGTAAAATGTTGTGCCTGAAGAATTGTCAAAATAACTTCCGTAAGTTAAAAAAGCATAGGCATTGCCAAAATTGATAGTAGCACAATCACGCAATATGCCGTAGCCGTTCGTGCCTATGTTGCTTCCAAAGTAATCGGTTCCGTTACCATAAGACGTTAAATACCATTGATCGTTTACTTTTTCTATTGCAACACCCATATACCCCGTAGAACCATCAACTGTCATTAGGTGTAAAGCACTACGATCAGGCGAAGACAATGCCCTGTACTCTGTAAAAATGTTCCAGTTACCTTCGTGTACCCAAGGAATTTTGTCTTTATACGTAA